TTTGGATCATTTGAAATGGTTATTGAATACTGATCATAATTTTGGTTATTCCGCCGCCCTCATTGATTCTGCCTCAAAGAATTTTTTCTCACAGAATTCCGCTGACATGAATTTGGATCCTGCTTCAGTAGAAGAAAGAATGAATAGACCTTTGACAGAGTATTCTACATACAAAAGTAGCACGCTGCCATTCGAGGATGAAATTCCTGTGAAGATGATCAGATCACAAAATGTTTCTGCAAGAACGACTACGGCTTGTGCCATACTTGACATTTTAAAGACAGAAAAACTTCTATCACAGGATGTCAGATCACTTTTGCTAGCAAGAAGATGGGCTTTGAAGGTAATGGCAAACATTTTCAGAAAACAGCAGATATCAGTTCGAGAAATTTTTATACTTGATATCATCACCCGAATAGTTGTCAAGACAAACGAAATTGAGTACCGGTATTTGAACAAGTTTCATCAGTATGAGTATCTTTCTAAAGGCTCTGACAAAGAGAGAGATCTTCACAAAATGTGTGCTGGTGTTCTACAACTGTCTAACTCAGGGAAGAACGGCTATGTTGACTTTTGTTCCGATGATATGTCAAAATGGTCGCAACTTATATTTGGAAATTCCTTCTGGTACTGCGGCAAAAATCATCCCGATGAACTTTTCCTTCAAATTGAATGTCTAACATCCTCAGCCTTCTATGAGAAGAGAGTTGAGATTCCTTATGAGGTCCTTGAGTCATGGAGATTAAGGCCTGAAATGAAGTCGAAGTTTTCAGAGTTGGACTGGATGAAATCAGAGACTGTTCTTAAAGGCAAAAAGACCGTTTCGCTAAAAACAGGATTCTTTCAAGGTGTTAGACATGATGCATCTTCTTTCTTGCATTGTTTGTGCTCAGATACGATCAAAAGAATTTTCAAGAAATATTGCATTAAAAATGGGATTACTTTTGATTTTGGGAGCATGATATCTTCCGATGACGAAACTACAGCATCATACATTCTTGGACCTAACAAGAT